TCATCAACTGTCCGTATGAGAGAAGCAGCGCTTTTGAAGGTTTTGAGTTTCTTGCTTGTGCGGGTTTCTTTGATTGCGGCGCGCGTCTCTGCGTTCGGTATCCGCACCTCGAAGGGCAAACCGCCCTGCAGTGAAACCTGACGATAAAACAAACGGATTGCCTCGGTTGGGCTGAGCCCGACCTGAGCCAGCACAGCCTCGGCTTCGACCTTAAGGGTCGGCTCCATGCGGGCACGGATCATTGCGGTTTTGCTCATGGCCAATCTCCTTGCGAGGCAATGTGGCACGTTTGGGATACATTTTCAACTCCCGAGAGCGCGAGGTAAGGCGTCTTCCCGGTCAAAACCTTCTTGCAAGGCAGAACCCGTCAAAACTTTTCACCCCAAACGAGAAAATTGTACCAGCGTCACGCCCGGCCGCCGCGCGGCGGCGTTCTCCGCGCCGTAAAGCGCAGCAATGGCGCGGGCCAATTCATCCAGGCTGCGGTATTCCACCGTGCGGCCTTCGAAGGTCACGCGCGTGACGCCGCCAGTGAAGGCAGCGACAAGCACGGCAGCGCGGCTACCCACAGGCTGCGCCAGCGCCCAGGCGAGGGTTGCGGGATCCAAGGCGGATCACCCGCCAGCGGCGCGCGAGAGGGCACGCAGGATCGGCAGGATCTGCGCCCCACCCGCGCCAAGCGCGATAAGCACAGCAACGATGCCCCATATCGCGCCCTCAATGCGGCGTGTCTGCTTGCGCAGGCCGCAAATCTCCGCGCGCACCGCCGTGTAGCGCTCGGCACAGCGCTCGACGTGCAGCGCCAAATCCTCGCGCTCGCGCGCGTGGAGTTCCCCGTTACTCATATTGTCCTCCGGAATTGGGTCAACGCGGCTGATAGCCGCGGCGGTGGTCCGCTTTGGTGTTCAGCGGCCCAAGGTGATGCCGCATTCCTGGATCAGCCCGCCGACATTCCCGCGCGTGGCATTGGCAACGCGCGCGACGCGGGCAGAATCTTGTGCAGGCAGGGTGCGGATCAGGCAGGCCGACAAGGCGGCCATTTCGATCGTGCCGCAGCTCGCCGCCGCCTGCGCGACGCGGCCGCAAAATGCGCGGCGCTGTTCCGGCGTCTGTTCGGCAAAAGCACCGCGCAGCGCATCTGTCGCGCTGCCACCCTGACCGCCCAGGCCAGGCACGCTAAAGCCCTGGGCCATGGCAGAACCGGCTGCGATTGAAATCAACGCTGTCATCACACAAAGGCGCATGCGGGTGTTCTTCCGTGACGGTAGATTGATACAGTTGACCAAGAGTGTTTTAGCGCCAAAGCGGGGCCAGGGACCAGCATTTCCCGTTTTTATCCTGCGTTTTTGTTGCGCATTCGCTTGAGAAATGCAGCGTTTTCAAACGGGGCTGGTTGGCCGGATTCCTCACCGAAAATCAGCGCATGCTGAAGCGCCGTTACCTTGGCCTCCTGCTCTTCCAGAAGACGCAAACCAGCCCGCACAACATCACTGGCTGTAGCGAAGCGCCCGGCTTGTACCTGCTTCTCGACGAAATTGGTGAAATGGTCATCGAGTGAAATGGACGTCTCAGTCACCAACTTGTACCTCCTAGCCTGCGGCTCTCGATACCAAATTTGGGGGCGAGCGGTTACCGCTTTCTAGTATCTCAATTTAGCAGATCGCCCGAAAGTAATCACCGCAACCAACCACTACGCGGCGCCAGCCAGCCAGGCCGGCGCGTGAGCGGCGGTGGGTCCGGATTGGGCGCTGGCTCAGGCCGGGGATGCTCCAACATCTCCACCGGTGCATTGGCGATATCCTCACGCAGCCTTTGCCAGAAACGCTCGCCATAACGATCGGCGCCCAGCAACCATAGCGCCGCGCGCGCCAGCACCGCGCAATCCAGCGCCTCATTCCTGTCCCGCAGCTTCGCCCATTCCTGGCGCACAAAGCCGCGCCGATCCTTCACTTGGTGCAGGTGCTCCGCCACCAACTGCTTGACCCATTCAACCTCAATCCCCTGCGGCAAATGCACCCAGCCGGGCGGGAATTCCGCCGCCTCCCCACGCCCGAGCCAAAGCCGGCGATAAAGATCAACCTTCCAGGTCGAAACCGACACCGTCCAAAGCTTCAGGCCACGCCGCAGCTTCCGCCCATCCACCAGCGCATCAACGGGCGTTGGGCCCTGCACCGGTTGCGCGCGGTTCCAACCATCAACCCCCTTGGTCGGCGCAATGCGCGGGTCGCGCAGGCGCCGCAGATGGCCATAAACAGCCGCCGTATCGCGCCCGCCCGTGTCAACGCACGCCTTGGCAATGCGGATCGCGCCGCCATTCGCCCGCGGCCAATCGCGCGCGAGAAGGTCTGCCAGCGCATCCCAGGGCGCGCGTTCACGCGGGCTGCCTGCAATGACGATGTGATCCACAAGCCAGGAGGAATAACCTTCTGCCCAGGCCCAGATATCGCATTCCAGCCGGTCATCCTGCACATCGACGCCCGCCGTCAGCACCAGAGCGTCATGCGGCACCACGCCAAGACGGAAATCCTCGCGCCGTTCCACCAGGCGTTCCCAATCCGGTGCCTCACCACGATCCTGCCAGGTCTCGCCGAGTACGGTGTTTCGGAAGGTTTTTAGATCCTCGGCCTTGCCCTGCGCGGCTTCCCAATCGCGCGCGATCTGCTCCCAGGACAGCCAGCCGACCGGCGAATACAGCGCCGAGATGTGAAAGCCGATCGTATGCGGGTTCTCCGCTGCTGCGGTTGGTCGCCATTCGCCGGCAGCGAGCATGGCGGTCTTGTGATGCTCCTCAATCGGCGTGTCGCAATCCTCGCAATGGTAGCGCACGCTGCGGGGATTGCCTTTCTCCCAGATCAGCCTTTCGAATTTCAGCCATTGCATTGCGCTGCAATGCGGACAGGGCAGGAAAAAGCGCCGCTGGTCAGATGCTGCATATTCCCGCTCAATCCGGCTGCGCCCAGCAATAGTTGGCGTTGAGACCAGAAAGGCTTTCCTGCGCCAGCCGAAAGTGCGCGCCCGGGCCTCCGCCAATGCAATCGGATCGCCTTCGCCTTCGATGTCGCCGGGATAGGCGTCTACCTCGTCCAGAAACAGAAACCTGGCCGGCATGGAACGCAGCCCGACCGCGCTATTGGCGCCGGTCAGCACAAGAATGCCGCCGGGGAATTCTTTGGACAGCATGGTATTGCCGCTGTCGCGCGCGCGGGCAGGTGCTACGCGTTCCCGAAGCGCCGGCGTTTCCTCCAGCAATGGGTCAATGCGCTGGCGAGAGAAACGTTTGGCCAGCTCCACGGTCGGCTGCACCGCGAGCACCGGCGCAGGGACGTGATGTAGAATATAGCCGAGCCAATTATTGCCTGCCTCGGTCGCGCCCACCTGCGCCCCCTTCATGAACACAATCCGCCGCGCCGGATGCACTGCCGATAACGCATTCATCACATCGCGGAGATAGGGCGTGCGGCCCGTGCGCCAGGGGCCGGGTTCGGACGAGGCGCGGCTGCCCAGGATACGATGCTGTTCCGCCCAGGCAGACACCGTGAGTTGCGGTGGCGGGCGCAGCATGGCCCCGGCACGGCGGCGCACATGCTTACGCGTGCGGCTCTCACTCGCCGCCGATGCCTGGTGGGTCGAAGCGATCGGAAGCCTCCGTCAGAAGCTCATTGATGTGCTGCTGCAGGATGGTTTGCAGCAGATGGGGCTCGACGCCGAGTTCGGCGGCAATGACGCCAGACACACGCGCGGGCCAGTTCAGCAGCGCGTCGCGCATGGTGCTGGCGATTTCATCAATCGTCGCATTGGCGGTTGCGACATCAAGCAGCCGGCCCTTGCTTTCATCCAGTGCGAGGCGCTGGGCTTCCACCTTCAGGGCAAGCTGCGCGACCTTCAGCCGGGCGAAAGGGGTGCCCTCGGCCGCCGCGCTGCCAGCGAGGGCGGAACGCTGCGGGTCGGCGGTCTCCAATAGCCTGGCGCGTGTCTTGGCAATGTCCCATTGGCCATTCGCCTCACGCGCTATGCGTCCCGTGCGTTCGGCCTTGTGCATGGTGGTGTCGCTTACGCCAAGGCGTCGTGCGGCTTCGCGCGTGGAGGGTGTCAGTTCAGCCATGGCGGCGACCTCCCGCCGCGCGTTGGTGAGGGTTCAGGAAATGATCAGCCTATCAGCGCCTTGAGCTTCGCGCGTACTTCGGCGAGTTCCGATGCCGAAACGCGACCCTTGCGCGTGGCGCGGCGCGCTTGCCAATCCAGGCTCTTGACCTGATCTGCAAGAACCAC